AAAACGTCATAGTTGCTCTGTTTGTTACAGGATTACCATTTTGATCTGTAGCCATGGCTAATGATACTAACTTGTTTCCTGTTACTTGTTCTCCTACTAGGATTGGGCTTGATCCATTAGCACTAATTGCTACACCCTCGTTGTTTGTTCTTGATCCGTACATAAAATGTATATATATATAGTTAAAAAATATGTGGAAGCATTTTCCTTAAGGTAGTTTCCTACCTTCTTTGTTAATTTTATTTAATTGTTGTTTGTAATACTATTAAAAGCTCAAGTCATTTACAGCATTCCATGGTGCACTACATTATCTTCTTCATTAAGATCTACGTTATGGTCTCCATAATTTGGTGTAGACATTGTAGTACTGCCTTGGTGAAATGATTCAGACATAAGGGTTGGTTCACTTCTTGGAATTACGTCTTCTACTGGGAGAATGTCCTCAGCAATAATAATACGTGAAGGTTTTGGTGAACTTACTTTAAGTCCTTTTAATCTTGAATCTTGAAATAAAGCAGTTACTTCAGCTTTTGACATGTTGTACTTTTCTTGAACGGATCCTATTTCAGCATTGTAGCTTGGGTCTCCTACTCTTCTTGTAACTCCTGTCTTTAGCCATGCTTTAATATCAGCAATTGATACTACTACTTGGTGTGCGTGTTGCGGCGTCTCATTCATGTTGTTCTCGTTCATTTTTCTCCGATTTTATCTGGAAATACTAAGCTCCAGTTAATGTTAATTAATTCATTCTCTTGTTCGTCGTAATCTGCTATTTTTACAATTTGTCCACGTAAATGGTCACATCTTGAACCACATAACACTTGATCAGTGCTTTTAAAGTTAACTAGTAACTCACTGTTTTTCCCTCTGTGAATGTATCCAATAGCATCTGCATCAGCGCAGAGAATTTGCTTCAGCTTGCCGGTAAGATCTAAATCTTTGGCATCTACTTCTTTACCTGCTTTCTCAATTACTGAGTCTTTTAGGTGACCTACCAGAATTACATTATCTGCTAGTTTTTTGATCTTTTCAATCAATTCCATAAAGGCTAATCTGAGGTACAGATAGCCACTACCTTTAGGTAGTACCCTTACATCGTCACCATCAAAGCTTTTACCCATAGGGGTAGCTCTGTATTTAGCTGCCGCCAACGGAAGAACCATGTCTTCTAGCTTAGTAACAGTATCTACAGTAATGAAGTCATAAGGTCTACCTGCTTGCATAATTGCTCCACCAGATTCTGTTAGATAGTACTGAGGTACTTCTAAAGCCATACGCGCATTAAATTGCTCGTCGGTTTCCGCTGCTGGAGGCATAATGCCTATGATATGCATACTTAGCGAGTTTAAGTACTGAGTACCGCCCTCTAAGTCTAATATCATGTTATTAGGTAATGTACTAATCAAAGTGGTTTTACCCATCTTTGGTGCACTATATAAAATAGTGACTCTAGGGTCTCTCCTAGTAGGTTTACTTTTTCCTGTTGGAAGAATAATTTCTCTTGACATAAAATAATTTTTATTCACAGGGTAGGGGCACAGTGAAATCTACCAATTATCGGTTTTCCCTGCTAGCAGCCGTAACTGCACTAACTGTACCCCCATAAAAGTCATATATAATCTTTACTTTTCTTCACTTTCTTCAAAATACACTAAAAAAGCTAAGTTTGTTAATGCATGCTTCAAATGACTTAGACCACTTTCTGGGTCTATTAATTCTCCTGCTTTGTAAGCGTAGAAATGACGCAACATTGCGTCTTCATATCTACTCTTAGCGTTAGGTAATTTCTGCCACCCATTTGGGCTATACTTGTTAGCTCCAAACGTTAGCACTTGAGCAAGACTTACCACAGCTTCATGAGGGACTAATCCCATCAATAACTTTCCGTGGTCGTGTTTAACTCCTACTTTTTTTTCTTCGTCCATCTTATAGGTTTGGGTTATTAATCCACAACCCATTTTCTCCTTGGATGTACTTAGATCTTCCGTTGCTCATAGTAGAAGCAGCTTGTTCTATGTCTGCATTCATTTCTGAGGATCTAGGTAATTCCCTAAATGTACCACATGGTCCAATAAAATTTAGTCCTAAGTTAATATTAGGCTCTCCGTCCCTGTTCTCTAAGATTTCTAAGTTTCTATAGGAATTACCCAATGCATTTACATTGTATCCTTGGAAACTTTCTAGATTGTGTCTATACGGGCTAAACATTGACATAATCACGTTTGCGTCCCTTGTTGTATATTTACTATCTCCAAAATCTTTTAAAGTAGGCGTAAGCCTATTACTTTTATGTCTATCGTCACTTTCAGAGTCAAATGCCATTTGCTGTATAACAATTGGCGTTGCTCCGAAGTTATTACGTAACTGTACTAAATACTGAGACATTTTATCAATGTTCTGTTTAGTATTATAGCCACGTTCTTCAAGCATTAAAGCAATATGGTCAATAAAAATTAACCAATATCGTTTTGGATTGTGGGGCTTGTAACTATCAAACCTCATTATTGGTGCACCATCCGGGTCTTTATTAATATTTTTTTCCCTAAGCTCACCATGTTGTTTGGCTTTGTTAAGTAAATATTTATTCATCCCGGTTGGATTATCAGGCATATCATGCACTGTTACTATGTCTTCCATTTCGTCAAAGTACTCCTTGTACTTTAACACTAGCTGGTATAGCTCATCACTACAATGGTTTTCACCTCTAGATAGTATAGTATTAGCATCAGCTACGATACCGTAGTCATGCCATAATTTTCTACTAATCCCTTTAAGAATCTTAGTTTTCTTGTCTATCTCATAACTGAAATAGTCAATATCTAATTCAAAGCCGTTAAGCTCTCCTAAGTCTTTAAGTTGTTTGTAATAATCGTAAGCTCCATAGTAAAATACATCATCTGCAAAGGAAGTTTTACCTACTTTAGTTCCTGCTCCTATTAAATAATAGGTCTTTTGTTGGATGTTAGGTAGGTACTTCTTTAATCTCTGAAATGGTATTGGAATACCTTGGTTCTCTCCTGAACGCCCTCCGTCAATGTCGCCTAAGGCTTCATCAAATATTGTCGTCATGGGTGTGTGTTTAGATTTCTTTGTGCCATGCACTTCCGCCACCACGCTCTGTGTTGCGTAAAGTACTTCCTCTAGCCTCAACATCTTCAATCATAGCTCCTAACATGGAACTACCATTTTTGTTAATGAAATAGTCTGCACAAATCATATAGTTATAAGATTTTAAACTGGCGTCAAATACATATTGCCTAGTAGCTTCTATGATTTGTTCTTTAGTAATTTTAGGGTTATTTTTGACAAAGACTTTCATCTTGGTGTAAACACCTTTTTTGTCACCTCTAACGGGTCTATTACCTGACTTTACTCCCGTAGGAAATATGTCACGCCATTCATCTATCCACGCATCTACACTCTCATCTGAAGGTACACCCTTTTCAAACATTGTATCACATTTCTTACGTATAACTGGTCCTTGTTCAGTCACTTTAAGATAGCCAAGCTGTTCTAGCTTAACATCCATATGACCTTTTAATTGATCAGATACTACGTTGTACTCTTTTCCATAATACAGTGTTGCTAAATAGCAATAAAGTGAGGGAGTCAAATTTAATTCCTCTAAATCAGTTAGATTTACAAAAATTTCCATAGTGTTTATTTACGTATCCGATCTATATTAGCCACTAGGGCTTCAAAATCATCCACATTAATTACATTAAATCCAGCTTGGGCATTCTTAACCCATTTCTCTTCTACAGTGTCTCTCACATATACTCTAATGAGTATACTATGCTTTTCATCTATATCAGTTCTAAGAGTTCGCCCTACACGCTGAATCATTTGTTTTTCCTTACTGTGACCGGACAACATTAGTCCGTATAATAGAAGAGGTAAAGTTACTCCTTCGTCATATATTTTTGGTACAGATAGTTGCCTAACTTTACCGTCAATAAAGAGTTGTAGGCGAGATGCCCGTTGTTTTTTAGTGTGACCACTATGAATAGCCACACATGAATCCCCTAGCGTATTAGCTACGTCTTCTGCAAATTGTTTACTTAAAGAAAAGATGATACCTCTATCCTCTTCAAACAAATTTGTAACGTCAGTTGCTGCTCTGAGTTTCTGTTCTGCTGAATAAATCAGCTTGGAACGTTGTCCAATTTTCTTCCATGATTGTTTATGAAACTGTTGCCACGACCTGTCAATACCTTCTGTCAGTTCATCATATTTAAGCCTTTCAGCCGGTGATAAATAAACAGGATAATTGATGATAGTGAAATCAGCTATAAATCCTTCTTCGCCAACTTCATCCATTGTAAGCATATCTACTATTGGTATATAGTATCTAAGCATACGGACTTGTTCGTCAGTTAAAGAAGCAGATAAGCCTAATATTCCTTTAGCTTTCACTTCAGTAAAAAACGGCATTTTATTGTCTGTACATATGTTATGGACTTCATCCAATACAACTAGACTGTAGGAATTGCCTTCCTCTTTCTTAATAGATGCGTAGCAAATGAATTTGCATTGCTTCAGTATATGTTCTTTCTTAAACTTTACAAACTCTTGTTGAAAATTATCAACAATAGCTGTAGTAGGACAAACTATAAGCACGGGGACTTCTGGGTACAGATCTATAAACTTCTCAACTGCTAAAATAGCTGCATAAGTCTTACCCATACCAGTTACCCAGTTAAGTATTCCTTTGCAGTTATTTTTAGCCCATTTGTTTAGACCTGCTCTTTGTAATGTTTCTCTTCTGTCCATTAGTGCGTCCAGTATTGCTCAATACATGCTTCAGCTTTTAAAGGTACACGTTTACACCATACAGCTCCTGCAGCCTCCATATTTCTTTGTAGCATCTCTGCTGCATATTCTTCATATGGATTAGTACTTTCTAAGATAATCTCATCATGTACTGTTGCTACAATCTTAATTTGATCAAGTAAGCCTTTTTCAGTTAACTCATCGTATATTAAGACTAGTGCGTATTTGGTGATACTTCCTGCTTCCCCTTGAATCAGTTTTGTTATCGTAGGTCTTTTAATCCCCTACCTCTATACTTTTCAGCATAGCTCGGACTATATCTTTATCTACATTCCTTTGTAGATATTAGGCGCTCGTGGGTCTCCATCTTCTGTTCTAGAAGGTATGACCTAGTCTCTGAACCTTACTATTATTCCTAATAGTCTTGGCTGCTGATTGTCTTGAAAAAGGAGTGATATTTTTTACAAACCGGCTAGTGTTGCTTACACTCGCATATCCGATTTTTACAAGTCGGACTATCTTAGCAGTTTTAGGTTTTGTCATACGGCAATACCAAGCTTTTAAACTACATCTGTGTAGATTCTTTTTTACTCCTTTTTGTTAGATTTTCCAGCAATTCACCTAAAGTTTACCCATATATCACTATACGGGGCATCATTTCTAATGTAATTCATAGAGGCACGTTCCATAGCTCCTTTCATCTTATTAACTGTCTTATAGTCACCGCGATAATCCGCAGCTCTCATAGCTTTGATATCTTTAAAGTAAAATTTACGTTGAGATATCTCGTCAATAAGGATGTAACCTTGTTTAAGTGATCGTGATTTACTACGTTCAAAGAAGTCTTTTAGACCAGGGAACGCTGCAAAGTAATCGTTGTAAACTGCTTCACCTCTAGCATCTGATAATCCTAGGTTCTTAGCAATGGTGTGACCAGTGCCGCCATAGGCTAACGCGAAACCAGCAGCTTTAGCAATTTGCCTTAAATCAGGTCTTAGCTTTTTAATCTTGTCCATTGGTACATCCTTAAGTTCTTCAGGAAATAACTTAGACGCAATGTAAGAGTGCATGTCACTAAAGTCTCCGTCATAAAATGCTAGTAAATCTTTGTCCATAGACTTATTTACTAATATAATAGACTCTTGACCAGAGTAATCTGCATTAATCATACTACATCCTTCAGGAGCATCAAATGCGTATCTGAATTGGTCATGTCTGGGGTCTGTCTTATCGTAGTCATAGTCCAAAGTGGACGGTATGTTCTGTTGATTAGGTGAGCTAGAGCTCATTCTTCCCGTATTAACTAGTTGGTTGTAGTTTGAATGTATCCTTCCTGTAATAGGATTGATATGTTTTAAGAAATTTTCACCAAAAGTAGTAACTGCTTGCCTATATTCCATTGTACCTAAGTACAATTTAATAAAGTTTCTAACTTTATCACTAAGGTCTGCTGTTACTAATAATGAATCTACTTCTTTAGCTTCTACTGTGTAGGCTAACTTCTTTGTAGTTTTTGATCGTGCCGTAGGGCAACAACCTAAATACTTAAAGAACTCTACTACTTGTTTGGATGATGACCATTGTATGGCACATGTGAATCCCGGATTAAACATATCAAGTTGTTTATTAACAAACTTAGAGTTTCCGTAATTATCCATAACAAAAAGATCTAATTCTCTGGTCTTTTCCTTATATTTAATTAGGTTCTTCTCATACGTACTCATCCACTTTTCATTGTTGAAATTCATACCTTGGTATTCCATCTCCCCAACAACAGCAGTAACTCTAAATTCCAATCTGTGTACATTATTTAACCGTTTACCGGCTGAATCTTGCATTTGAATCTGTCTGATTTTCAGTGGTACTTCAATATCTTCGGCACCATACAAGATTTCTTTAACCGTAAAAGGTCTGTCCCCTATTGTAAGGAAACTTAAACGGATTGTCTTGTCTACCTCTTTATCTAAATAACGCTTCATAAGCGCTTTTAGAGAGCAGTCTAGGTGGTAACCATTGTGTAGTAGCTTCTCAGCTACCATAGTGTCATACAGAGCATTTATACGTACTCCGTATTTGGAGAGTATATGCTTGTATTCAAACTTGATATTGTGACCGACCAGAGTAATATCCAGATTGGTTAACACGGGGAGTAATTCATTGATATCTACGTTTCTGGTATCAATTACATATTGAGTATCAATATCCCCTATTTGAAGCATCACAATGTCTGAAGTGTGTGGGTCAAGCCCTTCTATTTTGAACCATTTATTATGTTTTCTGGTGGTTTCAATGTCCAATCCCAGCACTTGTTTGGTTCTACAGTAGTTCACACATTCTTCCAATGTGGCTAACTCATAAGGCGTATCTATGGCTGTCTGGTTGGTTATCAGTTTAATCATAGGGTTACACTTTAAAGGTTAAAAACAAGCGTATAGGGTGTATGTCCTAACGCTTGTCATTAATAATACTTTCATTATATCCAGCAGTCTGCGATACTATCCAAAATTGGATTAGGTGTATCAGCGTTAACTTTATTACCTAATGCAATGTCAAGATTATAGACATACGTGCATTGAGTAATGAATTCTTGTTTTTTTAGTTCATTATCAAAGGTAGCTACTCTTGATTCTGTACAATTTGCCATTAGCGCAGTATGATCTCCATCTGCATCACAAGCATACTCGATTTCTAAATTTTCTTTAGTCATAATAATAAATTTTTATTGATATTAAAATAGGGCTAAGGTCATCACTCCTTAGCCCTTTAACCTCAGGATTTTCAATTTTTAGGTATGTGTTAGAAAAACCATAAACCGCACGATGATAATGTAATGTAATCTAGTGGAGGTGGAGGGGCTCGCTGTCCTCAATGCTCCATAAATTTTTTCTCTAGTTCTTCTCTTTTCTTCTTAATTTCTTCGGTGTATGTACCACTTCTAGGTATAACAGCTTGAAGTTCATTGTAAACTTTAAATCTGTGTACCTTTTTAGGGTGGATACTATCCATCTTATTACCTATTTGTAAGGCTTTTCTGTATGAATATTTTAAATCATAAGAGATGTTATGATTTTCACTACGTTTCTTTTTAGATACTATGCTTCCTTTACAATCTAATTCAGTATCTATGAAGGTTTTAATGTCTTCTAAAATATTCAATTCATTGTTATGGAAACTAACTTGTAAGTATTTATAACCTACTGAAGGTGTTGCTAAGCATACACTTCCATCTGCATCAAAGAAACCGGTAATGTAATTCCAGTTCATATTAATTAGTTTTAGTTCGAGAATAACTGAGACTTATATTTCTATAAGGATT